GGCAACACAGAAGAACAGATCACGTCTATATCTGGCACCGCTACTTAAATTATACGGAAAGAGATATACACAAACATTAATTAATAATAATATATTAGGTTTTGCAATTGCTGACTATCATAAAAGTAAAGATATTGAAAATAGTATCTTTGTAAAATTTGATATAAATGGTAAAATGAAACTTGGTAATTATATGGATTCAACTGAAGGTAGAAAGCTATTTTCAGAATCTTTAGGTTATTTTAAACTTCACAGTTCTTTTAAACAAGAATATAGTGTCAATAGTAATGAACATATTATAGAATTTAGTTTACCTCATAATATAATTGATTTATTTTTACAAGGTAAATATTCTGAAATTTATAAAGATGAGAAAAGACTAGAAGTTTTAAAAAAAATTAATATTAAAAATATAGTTCAAAAAACAAATGAGAGTTTTGAACTATTTAAAAATGTTGTGTATGAAGATTTTAATGTAGAAATTGAAAATGATGGAAGAGAATGTGATTATCCTCCTATTATAAGTCAAGAGATATTTAATTATGAATAAAATCTATTTTAAAGGTATTGTTAGAAATTCTAAAGTAAATGGACACCACTTAGATGTTATAAAGTTAAACAATGGTTCTAATATAATACATTTTGGAGCACATGGTAAATCTGTTATAGTGGAAAAAACGATACAGAATAAATTAATATACTATAAAAAAGAAATTAAAGAAAAGAAAACAGTTATAAAAATATTTAAATTTGACTAATAGCTATAGTGATGTGCATAGTTTTCCTATAATAAGAGGAAAACTACCACAAATGGAAACAACTAACTATAAACACCATGATGGTAAATATGGTTATAGAGTTTTTAATATGGCTAAATGGTATCCTAAAAATATAAGTAAGTTAGAAAATCATTATCTTGAAAAACCTGTAATGGATATAGGTTATAAGACTGATTTAGGAGCTGCTTCTGGATTTTTAGACCTTAACAGATATTTAAAATTCTATAAAGGATATTATACTACTTTTTCAACTAATTGTATTTTAAATATAAAAGAAGAAGTAGATTTGTCTAAGACAACTATTAGATATAGATTTTCACCAGAGACTATAAGACAAGTTATAGCTCCATATGCACCTTCTATGATGAAGCTAGCAGAAAACGTGAAAATCATATTAGATAATCATCCTAATGTAAATATTATTATACAATTAGATCCTATATTGATTTACAAAGGTTGGGTTAATCATTTTAGACATATGATAATTGATTTACATGATTATTTTAGAAATGATTATGACAGATTATTTTATTCAGCACATTTCTTTAGAATGCCATCAGATATTTTTAAAGAGCGTATAAAATCTAAAATATTAACAGGTAAAAAACTATTTAAATATAGAAAAGAACTTGTAGTGCAGGATAATTTTATACAGTATAAGCCAGAAATGATTTCTAAAATATATAGTAATCAAGTTAGAGATTTGATTTATGAAGTAACTACGCAAGATGTAGTATTCTTTGATGAAATATAAGAAAGTGTACCTTAAGGGTATGGAGTTTGATCAAACAGACTTCATACCCTGTGAGGTATGTGGAACAAAAGCTGTAGATATACATCATATAGATGCAAAAGGAATGGGAGGTAGAAAAAATATGGATTTTTTTGAAAACCTTATAGCTCTATGTAGAGAATGTCATGTAAAATATGGTGATAAAAAACAGTGGAAAAAATTTTTAAACAATATTGTAAAAAATAGAAAAAAGTAATATTGTTACAATAAGTACAATATGAAGAAAATTAAAAACAAAACTTTAGCTAAAAGAATATTTAATATTTCTAGGAATATTAAAGAAGATAAAGCTATTGAATTAATTACAAAAGAATTAAAACGGAGAGAAGATGAGCTTAATCGCATTTGGAGCAGAGATAACAGGAGTTCAAAGATTAAAGAATAGAACTGTTAGTTTTAAATTAAACACACAAGAACTTAGTCCTGAAAAAGTAGCAGAATTAATAACTATGGCAGACCATGCGTATGTTATGTTTAAACCTGAAAACTTTACACAGGAAGAACAAGAGTTGTTGGAAAGTGTAAAAAGTACTGGTAGTTTTGGTAAAACATATTCTAAAAGACTTAGAGGTGTTTTATACTTAAACTTCCAACAAGATAATGAAGGACATAATTCATTTGAAGATTATTATGCATACCATATGGAGCATATGATTGATAAATGGAAATTAACACTAGAATAATATGAAAATGTTAAGAAGAGATATATTTTTCTTTTTATATCTATCAACAATAGTATTACAATTTATAGCAGATTATATATATGAAAATTTAGTTATTCAATATTTTAGCATGTTTGAACTTGTTTTATTATTTACATCATGGGGAATAACATCTTTTTTATATTTGTTTTTTCCTAATAATAAATTTATAAAATGGTGTAATGAATGGGTTGAAGTATATAAAGTAAAAGAAGATTAAGTTATGATATTTGATTACAGAGAGAACGTATACGAATATCCAAACTTATTAAAGTATAAGGATGCAATGAGACATTCTTATTGGATACATACAGAGTTTAACTTTACTAGTGATATACAAGATTACAAGGTAAATATAACGGAAGAACAACGAGAAGCTATAAAAAGAACTATGTTAGCCATAGCTCATATAGAAGTTAAAGTAAAAAGGTTTTGGGGTGACCTCTACAAGAGGATTCCAAGACCAGAGATAGATGATGTAGGTGGTACACTTGCAGAGTCTGAAGTACGTCATAAAGATGCTTATAAACATCTTTTAGATATACTAGGATTACAGAATGAATTTGAAAAATTACATGAAATACCAGCAATTAAAGATAGAAGTGCATATTTATCAAAATATTTAGATGGGTCTAGAAGCAAAGACAATCGGATGTTTACTAAATCAGTATTACTATTTAGTCTATTTATAGAGCATGTCTCATTATTTAGTCAATTTTTAATAATGATGTCTTTTAACAAAGGAAAGAATTTATTCAAAGGTATTAGTAATGTAGTTGAAGCGACTAAACTTTATTGGTCCCTTATATAGTAATATATATTGAAAAATACTGTTAAATCAGTGAACGTCCTTATAGGATAATACTGAGTTTTTGTTAAAATAATTATGTAAATATTTGGATAATGAATATTTTCTTCGTATCTTAGTAGTCTAAGCAATGTTGCTTAGTTTAAAATTATTAATATGGAAGAAATATACAAAAAACATCCAAAGTTTAAATGCACTGTTTCTAATTATGGAAATGTAAAAGGTATGAAAAATAAAATAATGATAGGAAATACCAAAAGATACCATAGGATTACAGTTCGTAATTTAGAAAATAAACCATGTACAGTTAGTGTACATAGGTTAGTAGCTGAATTATTTATAGGTGATATTACAAATTTAGTTATCAATCATAAAGATGGTAATAAATTAAATAACCACGTAAATAATTTAGAAATATGTACTATTAAAGAAAATATACAACATGCTTTTAGAACTGGTTTAGCAACTGGTAATAAAGGAGTTGATAACGGTAATAGTATACTCGTAGATGATGATATATTAGAAATTTATACTTTTATAACTTTAGGTTATAATAATTCAGAAATAGCTAAATGGTATAATGTTGATTTTAGAACTATTTCAAATATAAGAAATGGTAAAAGATGGAATCATCTGTTTAAAAAGCATCTAAATGAATTTATCCCTTCAAGGAGTACTAAATATGATATATATTTATGTTATGAAGTAATAGATAAAATTTTACATACCGATTTAAAAAATGCAGAGATAGCTAGATTATATAATTTAGACCCATCTTTAGTTTCAAGAATTAGAAGTAAATCTACGTGGAAAGCAGTGTGGATTATTTATAACAGGAATGCAACGACTATCCCTGGCAAGGGAGTACACCAAATGGTGGAAAAGCAGTAAACCCTATAATAGAGGGTTAAGATATAGTCTGACCTATATGGTAACATATAGTTAACAAGAGTGAGTAAAGAGGAAGATGTACATGGTAAATTTGGAACAGAACTTATTCACATCATCCAAAAAGAGTATCCTGAGTGGTTTGATGAAGAAATGGAAGAGATAGTAGCTTCTGCTTGTAATAAAGCCTTACAAGCAGAATTAAAGCTATTAGACTGGATATTTGAAAAGGGTGAACTAGATTTTTTACCCATAAATACAATAGAACACTTTATAAAAGATAGATTCAACAATTCTTTGGAGTCTATTGGGTATAAACCAGTATTTAGAGTGGATAAGAAAGTACTTAAAGATGTGGAGTGGTTTGATGTAGAAATATTATCTACTAAAGAAGGAGATTTCTTCAACAAAAGAAGTATTGATTACTCAAAGAAGAATGAAAGTATAACAGAAGATGACATCTTTTAATTGGTTAAATGAAAACAGTAAAAAATTCTTATCTAGGGGTTACTTTAAAGAAACTCCAGAACAAAGAATTAGAGATATAGCGGTACACGCTGAAAAAATATTAGGAATACCTGGTTATGCAGATAAGTTTTATAACTATATGTCTTTAGGATATTATAGTTTAGCAAGCCCAGTATGGTCTAATTTTGGAAAAGAAGGATTACTTCCAGCAAGTTGTTTTGGTTCTATGGTAGATGATACTTTAGATTCAATTTTAAATGCAGGAAGAGAGATTGGTATGATGTCTAAGTATGGTGGTGGAACATCTATGTATTTAGGTAATATTAGACCAAGAGGTACTCCTATTAGTACAGGTGGTATAGCAGACGGACCTGTACACTATGCACATATTTATGATACTATTATAGATAAGTGTAGTCAAGGTAGTACTAGAAGAGGAGCATGTGCTCTTTGGCTAGATGTAGAACATCCAGATATTATGGATTTTTTAAAAATAGGTAAAGAAGGAGACCCAATTCAGAATTTACAATATGGAGTTTGTATATCTGATAAGTGGATGCAAGATATGATAGATGGTGATAGTGCCAAAAGAAAAGTACAGGCTGCTATTATACAAAGTAGAAAAGAAACTGGTTTTCCATATGTTTTCTACACAGACACAGTAA